GCCAGTAATAGAATAAAAGAAATTCAAAAAGAACAAGCTGCTATGTACAAACCTAAAGTAGACACTGTTACTGACACAATCACTTATATAAAAAGTTTAGAACCCATGACTGCTTTGAAAGAAGCAAATTTAGTTATAAGTAGAAAAGGTAAATACAAAAATTTAACATCCGAAGAATCTAAAAAAATATTACAAGATACTGAAGATCATATCTTTGAAAGAGATATACCTGTTGATCCAGAAGATATGGCCAAAGGCGGTATTGCAGGATACTATACAGGCGGTATGGTTGACGTTGAACCAAATTTATCTGACATTGGTCATGGCTCAGATGCATTAATGGCTAGAACAAGATTAGTTGCACCAGATAGCCAAGCAACTACATCAACAGGATTAAATTATTTACTTGCAGAAGACAATGACAACATAAGAGTTCCGTTTTCAGCAGGTGGTGGTGGCAGACGTGCATTTTTAAAATTACTTGCAACACTAGGTGGAGCAACAGCAGCAGCTAAATCAGGTATACTAACATTAGGTGGTAAAGAAGGAACTAAAAAAGCTATTACAGAAACTGTAAAACAATCTGCGGGTGGAACTTATCCTCCTCCATACTTTTTTAAACTTGTAGAAAAAATTAAATTTATGGGTGATGATACACTAGCATCTAAAGACAAAGCTATAGCTAAAAAATATAAAGATTATGTTTTGGAAGAAGATTTTGCAGGCAACATAGAAATTATAAAAAAAGGTGATGACGTTGCTGAAGATGTTTTTATGAGTCTTAAAGTAGATGAAGTTCCAATAAAAGGTAAAAAAGGATCTACAAAAGTTAAAGAGTATGAAGAATATACAGCAACACCAGATTCAGAAGGTAAGATGAAAAATATTGAACAAGGTGTTCCAGAGCGAGTTATAGATGAAGCTGGTGATACTACAGCTATGACACTTAAAAAAGCAGACGGTGGCCGTATTGGTTTTGCAGGTGGTGGTGGTAAATTTCTTTTATCAAAACTTGGTATCAACAGCACAACCACTAGATTTTTAGAAAAAGTATTTGGTAAAGAAAAATATAAAAACTTAATTGAAAATGATTCTGAAATGCACAGAGGATTATTAGAAGTTGCAGAAATGTTTAGAAAAAAAGACAAAGAAGGTTTAAAAATGTACATGCAAAAATTCTTGCCCCACATGGATGATGAAATGGTAGAAGATTTTATTGTAGGTAGTGGCAACACAGAAGGTATCGAAGGACAACTAATTAGACTTGGTAGTGGTCGAGACTACGCAGGTAAATTAGAAATGATGCAAAAATTAAATAATGTTAAAAAATTAGAAAACCTAGATGTTACTGATGAAATGATTCGTAAACCAAATTCAGACGGCGGTCGTATTGGTTTTTCAGGCGGCGGAATACTTAGAGCAATTATTGCTAACTCAGCAAAGAAAAAAGGAATGTCTGTTACAGATTTTATTAAGGCAACAAATTATAAAGGGTTACCACCAGAAGTTAAAATGTTTTTATCTGCAGAAGATTTTGCTAAATTAAAAAGTGGACAAAAAGAACTGTATGATAACTACATAGACATGGCTAAAACAAGACTTGAGTTTCAAAAAAACGTTGAAGGTGGTAAAAGCACTCCTGCAAGAGAATTGTTTGAGGGTATGGAAAAAACTATGGACGAACAAAGTTTTGTTCCAAAAACAGTAACTTCTGATGACATTGCACAAATGGAATTGATGGTTAAGAACAGATTTAACAAAGGTCGTAAGGACAATGCTCAAGGCGGTCTACAAACCATGTTAGGAGAATAGATGGACGACATACTTAGTCAGATCATAGCCTACGCTCCAGATAGAATAGACACGGAAACAAAAGCAAGAGCCATGGTCCAAGGTTCACGGAACATGGAACAAGAACCACGGATACCTTTTGGTGATGGTTCTATAACTCCGGTTAGAAATAAAAGTAAAAATGTAGTAGGTGAAAAATTAAGATTATTTAATCAAGATAAATTATATCACCTAAGACTAGGTGCTGATAAAAAAAATTATTATGGAACTAAAGAACAATTAGAAAAAATATTTAAAAATAGAGAAACTTCCGGTGGAACTAAAATAGACACTAAATCTAAAACATATAAAAAAGCTATTCCCAACGGTTATGGAACTAAAGAAGATTTACTTGCTAAAATGAAGAAAAAAGGAATTTACGTTAGTGATAATTCTTATGCACCAAGTATTGCAAAAAATTTTAATATTAAAACAAAAAAACACCCAATGCATAATAACTATTCAATTTATGATCTTACAAAACTAGATAAACCTAACTTTGTTTTAAATATAAAAGAACAACAAAAATTAGGCGGTGCTTTACCTGACTTTAGACCAAGTTTAACAAAAAATGAAATAGCTAAAGCAAGAAACCAAGCAATTGAAGAAAGTGGTGGTATAAAAAAAGGTGGTCCGTTTGAAGGAACAAAAGGAACACATAAAGGACATGCTGGCAATATTTTTGGTAACGAAAAAATTACAGGAGATAAAATAATTTATACACCTAAAAAAACTAATATACAAATGTCTAGACCTTCAAAAGATCCCAATAAAGAAACTAGATTTACTAATTTAGATAATAAAATTAGAACAGTTACAGAAGAAATAGAAGATATTAAAAAAAGTAATATGTCTCCTAATCAAAAAAAAATTGAGTTAGAAAAAAAAGACACTAAACTTATTAGATTAGCTTCTCAAGCAGACGGCTACAAAGTAGTTACACTAAGCGATGGTAACGAATTTAGGTTACCAGGAAAAAGTTTAAAAACAATTGATCCTATGGATATTTTTCCAGGAAAAACAGAAGTTGAAATAAAAGATTTTATAAAAAATGCTGATCCAAATAACTTTGATGATCAACTAAAAATAAGATTGTTTAAAGAAAATTTACCTGCTGAAAATAAAAAATTAAAAAGTAAAATATTATCTCAATTAGAAAAATTAGGTTGTGGTAAGTCTGCGGGTGGTAGAATCATGTTTGGTAACGGCACATCATGTGCGATCAAAGGTAGAGAAATTATAGAAAAAGGATTAAAGAATGGATTTAAAAAATCTGACGTTGGTCTTGCACAAAAAATTTTAGGTAGTGGTAAATTTTTAAAAGACGCTGTATCGCTTAGAGGTTTGTTTGGTCCTGCAGCTTTAGCATTTACTGTAGCGGCAGAAGCAGGAATCGTGGGCTATGATATGTTAACAAGTGGTAAATCATTTAAAGAAGCGGTTGGCTCTAGTTTATTTAATTACATGTTAGGTGATAAAACTAAAATAGATGAAGTAGAAGAAAGAGACAAAAGAATGGTAGCAGAAGGCATGACTCCAGAGCAGATGGGTAAAATAAAATACTTTGAATCTATGATGGGTGACATGCAACAAGGTTTTGATTTAGATAATCAATTAAATGCAATAAAAGAAAATAGAAAACAAATTGGTAATAATCCTGAAGATACTTTTAACGAAAGTGCTTTTCAATTAGATTTAGATAAACAAGAAGACAAACTTAGAGAAAAAATACAAGATTATCACAGAGTTAATAAAGTAGGTCAATTAGAAAATTATTTTACATTTCAAGAAGACGGAACAATGCCTTTTGCACAAGGAGCATCAACTTTAGCAGAAGGATTAAGAAGAAACGAACTTGCACAATTACAATCTGTAGACAATCCATTACAAAGCAGAAAAGGTGATGAAAAAAGATCTGCGAGAATACGAGAACTTATGTTACAAAACCCAGACGTTGAAAATTATATGAGTTCAATATCAAGTAATTACGGATTTATGGAAGGAGGCATAGCTAGTTTAAATGTCAATAAAAAATAAACCAACAAACAAGAAACCTAGTTTAGCAAAAAAGATGCAAGCTAACCCTGGTTTTAAATGGTGGGCAGTACCACCTAAAAAGGGACCACTATCACAGGGGTTGAAATTACCACCAAAACAAGTTAAGAAAGTCTAGGAGAAAATATATGGCAGATATAGATAAGTCTCTCCCTAACGATAAAAGACCTGACGAAGTTGCACAAGAGGTTGACGTTGAGGAGATAGAAGAATTAAAAGGACCAATAGAAGTTACAGAAGACGACGAAGGAGCTACAATTGATTTTGATCCTCGTGCAATGCAGATGCCAGATGGCGGAGATCCTTTTGCAAACTTAAACGAATTACTTCCAGAAGAAGATACTGATGCCATGGGTAATCAGTTACAATCTGATTATATGGAATATAAAATGTCTCGTAAAGAGTGGGAACGAGCATACATAGAAGGTTTAAGTTTATTAGGATTTAAATACACAAACAGAACAGAACCTTTTCAAGGAGCATCAGGTGCAACACACCCTGTGTTAGCTGAAGCAGTCACTCAGTTTCAAGCACTAGCTTACAAAGAATTATTGCCTGCAGACGGACCCGTTAGAACAATGGTAATGGGTAAATCAGATCCACAAAAAGAAATGCAAGCACAAAGAGTTAAAAATTTTATGAACTATCAGATCATGGATCAGATGAAAGAATATGAATCTGACTTTGATCAAATGTTATTTTACCTGCCACTATCAGGTTCTACATTTAAAAAAGTTTATTACGACGATTTATTGGGACGAGCTGTTTCTAAGTTTGTTCCAGCAGATGACCTTGTTGTTCCGTATACGGCTACCTCATTAGACGATGCAGAATCAGTCATCCATGTTGTCAAGATGTCAGAAAACGAATTAAGAAAACAGATGGTATCTGGTTTCTATTCTGACATCGAGTTGACAAAACCATCAGATGCAAACACAAACGAATTAGAAGAAAAAGAAAGAGAAGTAGAAGGAGTTACAAAATCCCAAAGAACTGAATCCTTATATACAATTCTAGAATGCCACGTTAATCTAGACTTAGAAGGTTTCGAAGATGTTGGCCCCGACGGAGAGCCAACGGGAATAAAATTACCTTACGTCGTTACAATCGAAGAAGGTAGTAGGAAAGTTTTGTCTATTAGACGAAACTTTGCGCCCAATGATCCAAAGAAAAATAAAATCCAATATTTTGTCCACTTCAAATTTCTGCCAGGACTAGGATTTTATGGCTTAGGATTAATTCATA